CCATGAACTGACTGTGCGTCCTGTGCTGCCTCAAAAGTCCAACGAGCTGATAGCTTACGTGTCTTAGCTTCTACTGTCTCTTTCAAGATTTGGATGCTTAGACGGTTACCTGCTGCGCCTTCTAGTGCTGCTGTACCGGCTGCTTGACCTGCTGGTGTTACTTCGTTACCGGAGTAGCCACGTGCTAGATCGAATGGGCTAAGTGCCTCTGTTCCTGCTGTTACACCTGATGCTGTATCTGCATAACGAACACGAAGTGTGTGAATCTGACCAACTGGGCCAGTCATAGGCTGTACGCCTAGGATTTCGTTAGCGATAACAGTAGGCATTACACGTCGGATCAGCGGAAGCATAACCTTGTTTAATGTTGCGATGTTACCAGCGCCCGTTGCACCTGCTGTTGCAGACTCACGGATTTGCTGTTTGCGTGTATTTTCCAATACAACGTCTAGGGATGAACGACGTGAACCAGAAAGACCTTCTAGAAGAGCTTCCTTTGTCGCTGCCCACTTACTTTCAAATAGCTTATCGGCCATTATCTTATCTCCTTACCTTATTTAAGTTATATGATACCAGCCGCTCTTTTAAGCGCCTGAATCTCTGCGAGGGTTTCATTATCCTCTTCTGTTTGGGCAACTGAAGCCCTCTTATTGCCTGTCTTTGCAGTCCTTACTGATTCGTTCAGTGCGCTGCGTTTTGGTGCTGTAGTGCGTGTGTCTTCGTTTAGGACTGCCGGAATATATTTTTTAAATCCTTCATCCAGTTTCTCTGTCTTTACTGTCTGTAGCAACTCTCCCATAACGGCTCGTTCCTTCTTGCCTAGTGGGCTAAGTAGTTCATTCAGCTTCTTATCACGGTTAACGCGATCTGTTGCTGCATTTAGCTTGCGCTCAACTGACTCAGTTAGTTCCTTCTGTTTTGCATTTGCAATCTTAGAAGATTCGATCTGCTCGTTTAACTTAGCAACTGCATCCTGTAGCTTACGCACTTCACCACTCTCATTCAAGTGTGATGTCATGTACTCGCCAACGAATGTTTCGAACATTCTACGACCAAAATCGTTCTCACGCGCAGCCTTAATGTCTGTACGGAAAGAACCAATCTCTTTCTTTAGTGTCTCATTAATATTCTTCTCAATTACTTGAGCAGCTTTCTTAACGAATGCACGTTTTGTTTCTACTAGTTCTTGCTTGCCTTCGCGTACAAGTTTAACACGTTGTTCTGCTAGAGCTTTCTTATCACCGTGGAACTCTTTAACTTCTTCAGCAAGCTGCTTCAGTACGAATTCTTCTAGTTTGTGTACGTTGCCTGCTTGTGATGTACGTTCCGAACGGAGCTCTTTAACTTCTTTAGCTAGTGTTTCTGTGATGAAACGCTCCAATGTCTTAACGTGCTCCGCTAGGCGTGCGCGGTACTTAACTCTATCTTCTGCTAGTGCCTTCTTGTCTTCAGCGAATTCAACAATCTCTGACTGAACCTTATCGTTTAGAAACTTGTCCATAGACTCGACCATAATAGTTTTATCATGTTCGAATTTTTGTGCAAACTCTTCACGAAGTTCAGCAGTTAGTTCTTCCCTTGCCTCAAGTAGCTTAGAATCCCAAGCTTCCTGAATTTGGCCTCGAGCTTCCTCAGAAAGGTTTGAGCCTTCAGCTAGGATATCTGCGAACTTTGCCATGTGTCATTCTCCTTATATCTTAGATCTTTAGATCTTTTATAAACTTGGCGACATCTTTTGCAAGATATCGTTGTGCTACTTTATCGTGTGTTGCATCTGCTGCAAGATTGTACATTGTTTGGCCGCCGCGCATGTTAAATAGGCTCTCATAAATCGTTCTAGGATACGCGTCTGGTGCCGAAGGTTGCGCTACGATATCGACCGTTATGATCTCAAATTCGCTTACGCTGCCATCATTACCTACGTTGCCCGAACCACGAGAGCTAACGCCAAGTTTTGCGCCGCTTTCTAGCAATGTTCTCACAATTTGTCCTGTTGGTGTTGGTATAATTTTCAAACTACCGTGACCATCACGTCCTACCATTGTCATTTCTTCGATCAAGTGACTTACTCGATCTAAGTTAATCGACAGTTCTTCAGGATGGTCAAGCTCTCCCATCACGGTCTCCCCTTTCTGAATTCGCTCATTGATCTGTTGTACAGCATGATTGATTTCAGTCAGAGGATACACGCGCTGGTTCTGATTTTTTACATCGCCTTGGATGAAAATTCCCTTCATATAAAGGTCTTTTCCGCCCTTGGCTTCGACTAGCTCAATACCTGCTTTGTCGAACGACATAAATTCATATAGTTTATTCATTTACCTTACTTACCTTTTGGGGAGCCTGAGCTACCTAGTGGGCTTTTTGCACCTTTATCATCACCAGCTTTGTTCTTATCTGCTGCCGATTGATTTGACTGCTTAACTTTGATGTTTGAAGTTGGAGTGTTATCTTCGCCTTCGCCTACCTTCTTTGTAGCTTCGTCAGCACCCTTTTTAACTACTGGGCCACCGCCGTGATCTGCTTTGCTAGGTGCCTTAGAGAACGGGCTCTTTGTGTTGGTCGCGCCAACCTTAGATTCTTTGCCTGTTCCTGCTAGCTTACCTTCGCTACCTTGACCTGTGTCAGCTACAGCGTCTTGCAATTTTGTAGCTTCGTCTAGCTCGTCAATGATTTCTTCATACATACTTTCTTCAGTATAGTCATCGCCAAACTCGTCGCCTGCTGCAAACTCGTCATCTACTGCAACTTCATCTTCGAATCCACCAACTTCATCTTCGCCCGCTTCATCACCAACGATCTGGTCAAACTGTGCGCGTAGTTCTGCTAGCTGTGATTCAACGTCCTCTAGACGCTCTTCAACCTCTTCTTCCTCGGCTGGTTCATCGGTAAAATCTTCTTCGCCTTCCTCGCCTTCTTCATCGTCATAGATTTCGTCGGATTCGATTTCGTCTTTGTCGGCTTCAATTTCGCCTGCAAAGTCTTCTTTCTCGTCGCCACCAAAGTCTTCGTCGACCAGATCTTCATACATTGTTCTGGCTTTTTCGACTATAACGGAGTGTAGTAGATCGGATGCGGCATCATGCTCTTCATTTATGAGTAGTTCTAGGACTTGCTCAAGTTTCTGCCTATGTGACATCTTTTTCTCCTTTAATGTAATTGATTGAATTAATGACAAATTGCTCTGTCATAATATATTACGTTGTATTTAATGGATATAAAAGATTAGACGCTAAAAGGGGCCAAAAAGCGTCGTTTTTTGTATTTAGCTTCGTTGCAAAGCTATTAAACTACTATTTTAAAACTCTGGCTCTGCACCTTCTTCTGGAGTGCCGTACATTGTCTTAACGAAGCCTGCGTGTGCTTCCATCTCAAGACGTTTTAGTTCTTGTATCTTGCGAAGCTTATTCAAGTGTCTCAATGTGAGACGAGGACGGCGGGTGTCGCCCATTTCCGCTTGATTCATCTTATCATCTTCTGGAAAATAATTTTCCGTAATAATACGATTAAAGGTTTCTTGAGTGGATTCGAATATGTCTTCTTTTTTGCTCATACTTGTATTTATCGCTTATGATAGACTACAACGATTTACGTTCTTACAGTCAACCTTCGATGTACCGAGATAGTCATGGTTTGCGTGACTAGCTTGTTCGCTGTCACAGTACAATAGTGAGCCATCTTCTTTGTTTTTGTAGATGTGTGCGTCACACAATTTCACTTTCATAAACTTGTCGCCAACTGCTGCGCCTAACGCACCAAGTACGATAATTACCACTACTGCATTGCCTGCGAAGCCTGCTAGTACTGATAGTGAATATAGTACCAATGCTGCTATTAATCCGTATTTTAAGTATGTTTGATTCATTTTTGTTTTCCCTATTATAGCTCGCCTTCGCCACCCTCAAGATCAATCTCACCGCCTGGAATTTCGCCGCCGTCGCCCATGTCTTCATCACCCATGTCTTCTTCGCCTTCCATGTCCTCGAAGTCACCGAAGTCACCACCGCCGCCGACACCTACACTACGTAGATCAGCGACCGCACCCGTATCTTCTGTTGCGTGTGGTACTGCTTGCTCCTCACGCCACAGTTTTTCGTTCTCTGCGATCTCTGTCTCATTTAGACCTAAGTAGCGTTTCAGTGTGAATCGTTTGCTTAGGAATGGTGTGTCCTTCATGCTGGCGAACAGATTCGCGTATGCTGCGTCTATCTCAATCTGCCTGTACTCAGAGAAGTTCTGTGGCTCGCATAGTTGTAGCTCAAAAATGCTGCTATCAATTGTAAAGCCGCGATGCTTAAGGAACAATTTGAATTCTTGATCCAGTGTTGGCATTAGTCGACGCTGATGGCGCTGACATACTTTCGAGAATCTAAATTCCTGTATGAAGGATGTGCCTACCTTACCATCATTAACAGTAGCAGAACCATCATCTGGTCCAGTGGGGAGGTAGCTGCTAGGTACGCCGAGGCCTCGTAGCATTTTGTTGTTAAAGTATTTGAGGTCATCAATTTGTCCTAGGTTCTCGCCGCCTGGGAGTGTATCTACTTTAGAGCCACGGCCGTCTGCTGTGGCAGCAAAGAAGTAATCTTCCAGCATCGACATTGGATTGTATGCGCTATCTGCTATGCTTGTGCCACCGCCTGTGCGCGATGGTATGCGCTTCTGCTGCACTTCATAACGAATGCGTTCTAGATATTGTGCTGCCTTGTTAGGTGGCATTGTACCTACATCAATATAGAATATGCGACGCTCAGGTGCGCGGTGTACACGATAAATTAGGATGCTGTCTTCAAGTAGTTCTTTCTGCTTGTATACTTTGAAGATTGTCTCTAGGATACTAATACCGAACGGCCAGCTATTGTTCATGCCGTCGGTCATACTTAGCTGTACGACGTGTTGTGCATCTACAGGAAACGCTTCGCCGCTGCTGTATGCTTGACCTTGTGTGCTAATCATACCAGAGGCGGAGCCTGTGCTATAATTTGCTTGACCTGTGTAAGGTGCGTTAGGGAAAATTGTATCCTGTGAGTTGTAACCCATCTCTGTCTTTTTGTTAACGTTCGTAGCTGTTAACTGTTGTAAGTTTAGGTCAAGCTCTCGAATATAGTATGCCTCGATAGCTTTACCTTCGGATTCATTGACTAGCACTTTTTCTACCGTTGATGGATCAACCCAGTGCAGGCGGAATGTTTCTGGGTCACGAATAAGGAACTGATCGCCATACATCAAGGTAGAGCGGAACAGTGTCCATATGCGTCCAGGAAATTTATTTAGGTTCGACCATTGCTTTACAGCCTGGAGTAGGATCTCTTTCTCTGATGTGCTAGCATCTTTCGTATACTTAATATCAAAGGGAGTACTCGTTGTTATATTTTCGGCAGTCGAAAAGTCTGCGATTGTATCCATTGCTGC